TTGGTACATTCTCAACTGGGATCAATATACCGTCTATCGAGAATGTCATTTTTGCATCGCCAAGTAAGTCCAAGATCCGTAATCTCCAAAGTATTGGTCGTGGACTAAGATTGAAAGATGGTAAGACTCAGTGTAATCTATTTGATATCGCTGACGATTTACACTGGAAGTCTTGGAAAAACCATACTCTAAATCATGCAGCAGAGCGTTACAAAACGTATGCTGAAGAAGAATTTAAAACAAAAATAGTAGAGGTGGATCTGTGTTAGATGGCTCAGAATTTTTTGTTGTATTGAAACTATGTTCAGGTGAACAGGTTATGGCTGTATTGCGTGAAGAAGATGATGATCGTATTTTACTTGAGACACCAATGGTCATGAGATCTATACCTGTAATAGAAACAGGTCGTGAACATATTACTGCTCATCCATTATGCCAATTCTCTGATGATAAAATATATGTAATCCTAAAAAAGGATGTGATGTTCTGCAAGAAGCTACATCATATTTTTGTGGATCATTATATTAGAATTGTAAAGGAACATGAGGAATCTGCATCCTTTGTTACAAGAGAGAAAAAGAGAGAATTGTTAGAAGACTGGGAAGATGCAGAACAGATTACTGTAGAAGAAGCAAAGAAGAGAATTCAAATGCTTGCAGATCTGTTGAGGAACGAATCACAAGAGGAAGAAGAGAGAACAATAACTATCGTCAAAGGTAACGATACAGTACATTGATCTATCTCATCAACCACTAACACCGAGAATTATGCCCCAAGACAAATAAAAAAGCAAATCTATTTTGCAATGAAATAAGATTTGTCTTTTCATTGAAGTTGATGTAGAATTATAACATGTTAAATTATCGAGGAAGTTTTATGTATGGCTCACTATGTAAATAACGCTGACTTTCTGCAAGCACTTATAGAATACAGGCAGAAGTGCAGGGATGCAGAAACAGAAGGCAAACAAAAGCCCATCGTCAGTAACTATATTGGTGAATGCATTCTTAAGATCGCAACACACCTTTCCTACAAACCCAACTTTATAAACTACTCGTATCGTGATGATATGATTAGCGATGGTATTGAAAATTGTATTCAATACATAGACAACTTTGATCCAAGTAAATCTAACAATCCTTTCTCGTATTTTACACAGATCATTTACTATGCATTCTTGCGTAGGATTGCTAAGGAAAAGAAACAATCTTATATTAAAGGTAAACTAATACAAGACATGCCTTTCGAATCATTCGAATTGCAGGAAGGTGATGAGGGTTCAGAGTTTCATAATGCATATATCGATTTTATTCAACAAAATAATAACTTTGATGATACATTTATGGAACGTAAGAAAGCAAAACGTAAAAAGAAACAACCAGACTTGAATGAATTTTTAGGCGATGATAATGTCGAACTCGATAAATGATTTGATTACGCAGTTAAGAAGTGGTAATGTAGAAGGAATAAGACAACGTGCACGTGCTCTTAGAACTCAACAACTTAGAAAGAAAGTTAACAAAAGGTTTCTAAGAAGATACACGTGGGATTCAACTGATAATATTTTAATGTTAACAAAAATTATGGATAAACAAAGTGATAAAATTTTCTTAGGTGTTTCAGATTTCGAAGATCTGGTTACATCTGAAGTCATGCGTCGTCGTGTCGATGCAAACAAAACAACTGTACAGCGTGAGACTACTGTTCTCTGCAATCGTGATACTTGGAAGAAGTGGGCTGAAGAACATTTCAAAGAGTGGTTGTTCGTTCAAACTAATTCTTCTTCTGGATTTATTATCGAGCGTGAAACAGAAAACTTTATTAAGTTTGATGTAAACTCAAACTCAACAACTGTTCGTGCATTTGGTGATGATATGTTTGCCGATGACATGATTGAAATTGTTGAATCAAGTTTCACTGCAGTCACATCTTACATCGAATGGATATATCAGTCAGATGGTTCTTCTGTAAATGTGCCACTGAATCGTGATCGTCTTCCAGTCGCAGAAATGTATCCATTCCTTGATGGTGAATCTCTCGAAGAATACTACGATCGTTACATGAACTCGTCAGCAAATATTCTTCTGTTGATTGGTCCACCTGGAACTGGTAAGACTACATTTATTCGTGGTCTGCTTGCACATCGTAACTGTTCTGCAATCGTAACATATGATGCAGGCATTCTTGAGAAAGATGGTTTCTTTGCTCGCTTTATTGAAGACGATGCTGAAGTTATGGTTCTTGAAGATAGCGATGCGTTTCTGAAGTCACGTAGCGATGGCAACACAATGATGCATCGTTTCTTGAACGTGGGTGATGGTCTTGTTACAACCAAAGGTAAGAAGATGATTTTCTCTACCAATCTTCCATCAATCAGCGACATTGATTCTGCATTGACTCGTCCAGGAAGATGTTTTGACATTGTTACATTCGACTCACTGAATGTTGAGCAAGCTAACAACCTTGCCACTAAACTTGGAGTGAAACTTCCTGTTCGTCCACGTGGCAAAGAAACAGAAAAGTATTCTATCGCTGAAGTTTTTAATCAACAATCTGAAAAGGCACAAGTTGCTAAAACAATCAGAAAGGTAGGTTTTATTTGAAGGTAGCAATTATCACCGACCAGCACTTTGGTGCTCGTAATGACAGCATTGCGTTTCTAGACTTCTTTCAAAAGTTTTATGATAATACTTTCTTTCCTACTTTGGATGAACATGGTATTAATACTGTGCTTATTCTTGGTGACACTTTTGATAGACGCAAATATGTAAACTTCTATGCACTTGATCGTGCAAAGAAAATGTTCTTTGATGTATTAGCACAGAAGAACATTCAAGTCTACATGCTCGCTGGAAATCATGATACTTATTATAAGAATACCAACGATGTGAACTCTCCAGATTTACTTCTGCGAGAGTATAGTAACATTAAAGTTATTGATTCTCCAGAAACGATAACTGTAAATGATATTGACATTTGTATGGTGCCATGGATTTGTCCAGAAAACTATCAAGCATGTTTGGACGAAATGGAAACAACCAAAGCAGAACTTTGTATGGGACACTTTGAGATCTCAGGTTTTGCTATGTACAGAGGAATGCAATCCAATGAAGGACTTTCTAAAGAAACATTTGACAGGTTTGATTTGGTTTTTTCTGGTCATTATCATCACAAGTCAGACGATGGTCATATTTACTATCTCGGCAATCCCTATGAACTTACTTGGCAGGATTACAAAGATCCTCGAGGATTCCACTTGTTTAATCTCGACAACAGAGAACTCCGATTCATTAGAAATGAATATACTATGTTTGAAAGAATCGAGTACAACGACAAAGAACAAGAACCCATCGACCTCGACTCAATCGATTTAAATCAAAAATTTGTAAAACTTGTAGTTGTAAACAAAACTGATTATTATAAGTTTGACAAATTTATACAAAAACTGTATAATAAGGCTGCTTATGAAATCAAAATTATTGAAGATCTATCAGAGTTTGAAGATGGCGAGGTTGGTGAGGAAATTAACCTTGAAGATACGTTATCTGTACTTGCTCATTACATTGACTCGATTGAGACGGACATTGATAAAGAACAGATCAAAACTTTTATGAGAACACTTTACACTGAGGCAGTCAACGTAGAGGTGGTATAATGCAACAACTTGAGATCGAGTATTTCTTTCCACTGACAGAACAGATTCCACTTGAGTTAGACTTTAAACCTTGTGTAGATTATGCTGAAGAACAGCGTAAGAAACAAAATTATACTGGCTATACTTTGAATACTTGGAATGGTGTTGGTACTGGTTGGACTACCATGTCTACTAATATCGGTAGCCCATCCTTTACTATTAATGTTGATGCAATGCCAATTACTATTATCTCTAAAAAGAAACCCAATTTTATAATGAAGTTCATTTATAAGTCTATGGGTATGAAATGGAAAGCTGAATGATTGTATTTAAAAGCGTTCAGTGGCAGAACTTTCTGTCCACTGGTAATGCAGCGAATAAAGTTTTATTAAACAAATCAACTACAACACTTATCATTGGTAAGAATGGTGAAGGTAAGAGCACAATCTTAGATGCATTGTGCTTTTCGTTATTTGGTAAACCCTTTCGTAATATCAATAAGAATCAGCTTATCAATAGTATCAATGGTAAGAAGTGTATAGTTGAAATTGAATTTTCTATCGGATCAAAAGAGTATAAAATCATCCGTGGAATAAAGCCAAACATCTTTGAGATCTGGCAGAATGGTGAACTTCTTAATCAAGATGCTGCATCAAGAGACTATCAAAAGATTCTTGAACAGCAGATTCTCAAACTCAACTATAAAACATTTACACAAGTTGTGATTCTTGGTAGTGCTTCGTTTGTCCCATTCATGCAACTCCCTCCAGGACAACGTAGGGAAGTGATTGAAGATATTCTTGATATTCGTATTTTCTCTACAATGAATCAGTTGCTGAAAGAAAAGGCACAGGAGACAAAAGATGAAATTATTAGAATTGAGAATGAGATCAAAAGTGCAAAAGACAAAGTCGAATCGCAACAGACTCTTATCCAAACTATCTCCAATGCAAAAGCTGAAAGCATCAAGGCAGTTCAAACAAAAATTGATGCTAACAATGCTCAGATTTCTACTACGCAGAGCGAGATCGACAACATCGTGGCGGAGATCACTACACTTAAAACACGCATTACTGGTAAGGAAAAACTATCTGAAGACATTGAGAAAGCCAAACAGCTAAAAACTAAACTTGATGAAAAGGTAGAAACGTGTGAGCATAATGCAGAGTTCTTTACTGAACATGATGTGTGTCCATCTTGCTCACAGGATATCCCAGAAGATCATAAACAAAAGATTATTCATGACTTGCACAACAAGATGCAGGAGAACAATAAAAAGATTTCAGATCTTCAAGGTGCATTAACCACGCTGACTACAAAGTTAGAAGACATTAATACCATCATTGATGAGATTACTACAAAGAACATCGATCTGTCTACAAAGAACTCAACAGTCACATTACTGAATAAACAGATCAAAGATCTCGAAACTGAAATTGAAACGAACAGAGCAGACACTACGAATCTTGATGAAGAAAAGGCTAAGTTGAAACAGCTTGCCAAGGATGCCCTTGATAAGATTACTACGAAGAATTCTCTACAAGAAACTCGAAATCTTGAAGAGGTCGCATCCATTCTTCTGAAAGATACTGGTATTAAGACTGCTATCATTCGTGAGTATCTTCCTGTAATGAATAAACTTATCAACAAGTATTTAAATTCGATGGATGCTTATATCCACTTTGAACTTGATGAGGCATTTAATGAGATTGTAAAATCCCGTCATCGTGATGACTTTACCTATGCCAGTTTCTCTGAGGGTGAGAAGATGCGTATCGACCTTGCAATTCTATTCACATGGAGACAGATTGCAAAAATGAAAAACTCTGTCAATACAAACCTACTCATCCTTGATGAGATCTTTGACTCTTCTCTTGACACAGCAGGAACAGATTACTTTCTTACATTGATGAACTCATTTGGTGAAAACTCCAACATCTTCGTTATTTCTCACAAAGGCGACCAGCTGTTTGATAAGTTTAGATCGGTCATCAAGTTTGAAAAACGCAATGATTTCAGTGTAATTTCTGCTCCGTAAGTAGTCACTTACCTCCAACCCCTGATCTCCACAGGGTTTTCAGCCCTCCAAAAAGTGCTTGTCTTTTATTCTTTTTTAGGGAATAATTACGTATAAATTATGGAGATTGTTATGGAAAATCAATGGGCTGGTTTTGATGACTTTGAATTGGCATGCCTGTGTGCTGACTATGGATACGAAGATGTTCTTGTCATTGCAGGAATACTTCCGCTAAAATTAGCGAATCGTGTTGAGATTGAAACGCTACTCACACGACATGAACTTGAATTGGCATTTGGAGAATAAATAATGGAAATGAAAGCAAGTGATCTCTCCGCAAGACTGCTGGCTACCGAAAACCTTTCGGTGATTCGTGCCAGAACTCGCACTGCATCTTTTGACATCAAGAGTCGTGTATTGACTCTTCCGATGTGGAAAGACATGACCCCTGAAATTGAAGATATGCTTGTTGGTCACGAAGTCGGTCATGCTCTTTACACTGGTGAAGAGTACATGCAACCTATTCAAGAAAACCATAAGATGATGGGTTATCTGAACATCATTGAAGATGTTCGTATCGAAAAACTAATCAAACGTAAGTATCCAGGATTGCGCAAACGCATGAATGAGGGATACAAACAACTCAACGATCGTGACTTCTTTGGCATTAAACAAGTGCCGAATCTAGACAGTCTGTTGCTGATCGACAAAATCAATTTATATTTCAAAGCTGGATTCCAATGTGGTGTTAAGTTTGACGCTGACGAAAAGGAATTCGTGAATCGTGCAGAGCGTACTGAAACAATCGATGATGTGATTCAACTCGCACAAGACATCTACACTTTTTCCAAACAAAAAGCAGAAGAGCGTAAAGAACGCATGAAGCAGGAGAATCCTCAAGATGTTGAGGATGATGAGGAAGAAGATCCTATCTATGATGACTTTGATATTGATATGGATGGCGACTGGGATTCTGATGAAGATGAAGACACAGATCTCGATCCACGCATGAACAAAGCACCTAAGCAACAAAACGATGAACGCAGTCATGACGATGAGAATGAT